TGGTGCAACTGAGTACAACAACCAGTGTTTCGATGGAGTTTTGACATTGGTTACTTCAGGTAACGGAGCAACTTCAATTGCTTACACTGCAGCTACTGCATCAAACGGTTTGGACGTATTCACAAAATACTACCAAGCAATTCCTGAGAACGTTCTTCACAGAGACGACTTGGTTATCTATTGTTCTTATTCTGACTACAGAGCTCTTGTTGCTTCAATGAGAAACTCTTCTTACGTGAACTTGTTCACTTTTGATTCTGCTGGTGCAGCTCAAGGTCAAGAATGGTCAGTTATGTTACCTGGTACTAACGTAAGAGTTATCCCTTCTCAAGGTTTGAACTCTCAAAGCAGAGTAATCGCTGGTGCTGCTGGTTACATCATGATTGGTATGAACTCAGAAATGATGACTGTTAAGTCTATGTATGACCCATTCGAAGATATCATCAAATTAAACCTTCACGCTACTTACGGTGTTGGTGTATTTGACGTAGCTTCATTCGTGTCTGCAGCATAATAAACTTTCCTTAAAACACTCAAAAATATGTCTTGTTATATTAGCAGCGGTTACACATTGGATTGTAGAAATGCATCTACAGGTGGCATCAAGGAAGTTTACATTCTTGGGGGCGCTTCGAATCAAATTACAGGATGGACAGAAAACGTAGACCAACAAATCACCTCTATCAGTGGTGCAGGAACTTTTTATCAGTTCCAATTGGTTAAGCAGTCTTCTTCATTCAGTGAAGCGATTAGTGTCAATACAACCGCACAATCAGTCGTGTTCGAACCAACATTGACTCTAAACTTACCAAAGTTGAATTACAGCTTAAGAAACCTATTCCAAGAATTGGTATCTCAAAACAACATCTATGCAATTGTCGTTGACAATAACGATAGAATATGGAGTTTTGCATTTGCAAATGGTGGATTGGTTACAGCGGGTAACATTCAAACTGGTACAGCATACAACGACCTTAACGGGCTGAACGCGCTTACCATTTTAGGTGGAGAGCCAAATTCGTCCCAAGAGATTTTAGCTCCAAGCGGATTGGCAGCAATCATGACAGGTATCACTGTTGTAACTTACTAAAATTCTAAATTTTGGGGGGGTCTTTGCACCCCCCTTTTTTAAGCCGATAATTATTAAAAATGAAGTGGAACGGAAGATATTATAGACCTGGTCAAGGAATACCAGTTTATCCAAAAAAACAAGAAAGCATTACGGAATTGCTTAAACCATTGGGTGAAAAAACCAATAGAGGTAATGTATGGATTCCTGTATTGAATCAACCAATTAATATTCTCAAGGAAGAGACTTCTGCTCCGGTTAGTTCACCTACTCCGACTCCATCTTCAACAACCACTCCGACTCCAACATTAACTCCGAGTCCAACACCTACACCATCATCAGCGGGAGCATTTACTCCAAGTTCATTGGGTGACTTGCAAATTTGGTTTGATGCAAGTGATTCAGGAACCTTAACTACCGTTACTGAAGGTAGTGATACTTTTGTTACCGAATGGCAAAGCAAGGGATTGTTGACTTATCCAATATCGGCTGAGACAACCAATCGTAGACCATTGTTTATTACCACAGGTGGTGATGGAACAAAAGATGCTGTATACTTCCAAAACACGGGGACAACAAGAGAAATCTTATTTAATCGTGGAACAACCAATATGCCTACAACAAGTGGATTCACAATGTTTTGGGCTGGTCGTTATGCGGGAAGTCCAGCTTTGAGTGGTGCGGTTCCAACCAATCCTTATCCAATCGCTTTATGGAACTCAAATTATACAGCACTCAATCCTGCTGAGGCATTACAATTGGGATTCAGATACATGATTGACCGACAACCACTTAACAGTGGTAACACTACCGCTTATCAGAGTCAATATGAGGTGAACTACGCAAACAATGTTAATTATCTCGATTCAAGTACATATGTTCTAAACGGCTTCAGTATGGATTACACACAAAATATTCCTACTGTTCAACCTTTATCAACTACGGTTTATGAGGGAAATTATTACAAATCAACAAGTAATACTTCTGGTTATACTTCAAATTTCTCTACACAAGGAAAGAATTTGAACTCATTTGGTATGATGGGTTATAAGTTAGCTACAACTTATACTCAATCTTCAACTCAAAATCAGCCGTGGGAGATTTTCGAGGTGTTGGTTTACAACAAACCAATTAGCAGTAGTGATTTTGCTCAAGTGGAAACTTATTTAAGAAACAAATGGGGAATTAGTTATTCAACAACAGGAAAAGCTGTTATCGATATTGATTTCACACCTGGTCTTCAATTCAGTGCAACAGGATTTAATGATTTGGTCATTTCAGGGGGAACCTCAAGCACCCTTCAATGGGCTGGCACATGGACTAATGTCGATGATAAGACAATCATTTCAGCATCTACCACTTACTACATCTTTACTGAAAGAGGAGCGGGAGCATCAAGTCCAGCATACGATTTCGAATTGTTTGATGGATTGGGTAATTCAATCACGGGAGCTACGTGTTTCTCAGCTACGACCATTGCATCGGCAATACCAATTTCATTATCAGCTGGTACTTACACCCTAACTGGTAGAACCAGATACGATTGTTAAAATGGGTTTGGTAATTGAAAAACAAGTAGAATGGGAAGGTGAAAGTTATTCAGGATATAGAATTGTTTCTGTTGAATGGGAGCTTGAAACAAATCGATTCTTTGTTAAGGTTCTTTACCACAAAGATAAATTCAAACATCATAAATTAGTTTCTCATAAATTTGTTGTAGAAAATGATATAGATGTTAATGAAATGATAGAAAAAGTTCATAATATTCATAGGTAATGGGTCAGAAACAATTTTTAACAAAAGAGTTCACGGATTATTTGGGGGAGCAAAGAGCAATCCTCGACATCTATGCAAATATCTTACCAAATCCAAGTCCTTCTGTTACCCCAACTCTAACACGTACTCCGACTCAGACTCCGACAAATACTCAAACTCCGACGAGTACAACCACTCCTACTCAAACCCCAACTAGTAGTTCAACACCTACGCAGACTCCTACATCGTCTCAGACTGCAACTCCCACTGCAACATCTACTCAGACACCCAGTCCAACTACTACAAATACGCCAGGATTATCTGCAACACCAACTCCGACTATAACTCCAACAAACCAAACTGCAACTCCAACACCGACTTTAACTCCGACTCCGACTAAAACACAGGCCCCAATTCCTGTTTCTAATTTGACTGCTCAGTTTTTATTACAACATTGTTTGTTTGTAAACATTACTGGTGATACATGGAATTTGAATTTTGATGGAACGGATTATTCAAGTGATTTGACTACATCAGATTCAGTATTGAGTTTTTGTGTGGACCATCCATTTCCACAAGTTGGAAATACTCATACAGCAATTTTGACTTATTTGCCTGGATTCACTGGATGTGCTGGTTCCGATTACAATAAAATTGAATATACATTTACCGCTTTTGATGGATTTATCATCGGTCAATACAGGTATAGTGTATCATGGAATGTTTATCAAGGAGTTACTTTAGTTAATAGTGGAACAGGAAAAATATCTTATGACCCAACACCAGCTACTTCATATGGATGTGTTGTGGATATTGTCTTTGCAAGTTCAGTTCCGAATGAATTTTATGTTGATGGAACTTTAACTCCAACTTCTACTCCTACTCCAACGGTAACAAAAACACCTACGCCAACCCCAACATTAACCCCAACAATTACAAACACCCCATCGATAACTCCTTCGAATACTGCCACAAGAACTCCAACTCCAACAGCAACTTGTAGTAGTTTGTGTAGAAGGTTTAATATTTACAATTCTGGAGATAACACTGCTTTTATCAACTGGACAAGTTGTACAACAGGAATTAGAAATTTGAATTATAAATTACCAAGTGGTTCAACAATTAGAGCTTGTATGGTAGTTTATGGACCTATGGGTCCTGGTCCCGCAACGACTGACCCCGATGTTATTATAACAAATTTAGGGTGTTGCAATACTAATTACGGGTAAAATATTTATAAGACATGATATATATAAACCAATCTCAACAGAACGATGTACCAGCAGTTTGTAGTCGAAATTCAACTTTGACTGGAACTGTATATTGGTTATGGAGTGCAACCCATAAATTAACTTTAAGGAGTTATAAGTTCGTGCCTTATAGAATCCCCCCCAACACTGATTATAGTCCATCCTACGACTTATTTAACATCAATGTGAATGATTCTATACCTGAATCATTAACGGGGAATACAACATCAGGAACAACAAATGTTCATTTAATACCAGGAGAGTATTATGTTAGGTGTTACCAACAAACGACAAATTCAAATCTGAACCCACTTTTATCAGATGGAGTTGTATGGGAATCCATGATGACTTGTGTTGGAGATAACCAAAATGAACCGATTACTTATAGTGGGCAGAGTGATGTATTTATAGTTTACAACGAGAACAATGATTAAAGTAGATACATTTAGTTTTTCAGGGTATGAATCCTTAGCTTTTGTTGAAAAAATCAACAGGAATGAATTTTTTGTTCGGTGGGGGTTAGATAATTTGGAAGTTGAAAGATGGTATACATATGCCATGGATGCTTCACCAGTACACTCTGCAGCAATTCAATCAAAGGTTGATAATGCTGTTGGAAGAGGATTTACCAAAGATTACAGAATAAACACCAAACAAACTCTAAATGATGTTGCAAAACAGATGTTTTGGGAGTTTATTGTATCAGGAAACTTATTCTTGGAAATCGTTTGGAAAAATGACCGTAGAGAGGGTATTGCTGGATTCCATGTAATTCCATCAAAGTTTATGAGAGCCAAAGCACCTGAGACCACAGAATTGACAACCGATACTTGGTTGTATTGTCGTGATTGGTTGAATTACAAAAAAGCTGGAGTTATTGAGTTCAAAGACTTTGACCCATTGGATTTTGAAAATAGACAAATTCTACATATCAAACAATATCAACCTGGTTATTTGTTCTATGGTGTTCCATCGTATTTGGCGTCTTTATTGGACATTAGATTATCAAGAGCCATTTCTGAATATAACTTAGCTTCGATTCTTAATTCGGGTTCACCATCACTTTGGGTACACTTGCCTCAACAACCTGATTCTCAAATTGAACAAGAGGATATCCTTCGTAGATTAGAGGAGAGATATCGCGGACCTCAAGGAGCTGGTAGAATTGTATTATCGATGGGAGACCCAACTGAAAAACCTGAGATTACCCAAATCCAAAGCAACTTACAACAAGGTATGTTTAGTGAAATCTTTGGACTGGTTAGAGAAAATATTTTATCAGGACATAAGATTCCTGACCCATCAATTTTGGGATTGCCATCTCCATCGGGATTTGCATCTCAAGCAGAACAATTAAAAACAGCCTTTGAGTTGTTTATGTCAACCACAATTGTCCCACTTCAAAACTTTATCATCAGAGAAGTAGAACCAGTTGTTCAGTTAATCTATCCAAACGAGGAGGTTAAATTAACCATTGAACAAAATAAGCTTCTATCATGATATATAACGTTCTCTTAATTACAGAACAAAAGCTGAAGGATTTTACGGCTATTAATGACAATGTGGATACAACTGAACTCAGGTTTGCAATCCAAACAGCTCAGAATATCTTTCTACAGGAAACATTAGGTACAAACCTATTTGAATACATCTTAAAACTTGTTAAAGATGGTGATATTGATTTGATTCAATACGATGATTACAAAGAGTTGTTAAATAATTTTATTCAACCAATGCTCATTCAATATTCTTATTATTTGAGTTTGGATAATTTCTTTGTTAAGTTCATGAACATTGGATTGGTACAGAATCGTTCTGAACAAGGTAATCCAATCGATATTAGAACTTTGACTTATCTAAAGAACAATGCAAAGAATTTAGCTGAGTTCCAAGATAATTTGCTCAGACGCCATTTGGTGTTTAACTCATGGAAATACCCACAATACACGTTAACATCAAATAATGGTGATTTGATTCCCGAGTTCACTGGAGCATTCAAATCCAATGTAATATTACCTGGTGGTCGTAGAATCTTGGGATATCCTGGCTATGGTGCTGGTAACGCAGGTGGGGGTTATGGAGTCAATCCTGTTTATGATTGTGGTTATCCCTGGTGGTATGGGGGACGTAGGTCTGGTGAATAATGGAAAAGGATACAACAATTGCTAACGTCGTTACAATGGGAGCAGTCGGAATGACTGTAATGAATACCATACAAGTATTGACAATCTTGTCCTTAGCAACAGCAATCGGATTGAATCTAATTTTAATTTATAGAAATCTGAAAAATAAAAAGGGGGTTTAAGCCCCCTTCTTTTTTAGATAATCTTCTACACTTTGTAATCTTTCTCCAATTTCTTTGGAATATCCATTTTCTACATAATCGGTCAGAACAACAGAAATTGTTACCAGTTCTTTAAGGGTTAGACAATATCCACATGATTGAGCCCATTCTTGGGTCATCTTCAATTGTGATTGAGTTGCAATCATTCTATCTTTGCTCTGTGCCATATCAGTAATTAAAAGTTAAAGAGATTATTGTATCAACATCAGTTTCATTGGTAATCAAACCATTCTTTAGGTCTTTCCAATAAAGGTCTTCTTGTTCTTGTTGTTTGAATCTGGTCAACACTGGTTGACTCAAATACAGGAGTTCTTTGTTTCTTTTCATGTTTGTTATAATTTATATATAAATATAACAAAAAATGGAAGTTAAGACAAGAGGTCGTCGTACTTTTCCCAATCTATTTTTAATCCAGTAACACGTTCCAAATCACCAAAGTGTTTGATGAAATTTGCACGAATCATGGAATGAAGGGGTAACATCAATGTGTTTTTTGTATCGACAGAAACAAATGTTATTTGTTTGAACTTATCACGAGTTTGATTCCAACGACGAATGGTAAACATATCTGCGTTTGGAATAATCTCATGAGGTTTCTTAAAGACCTCAAATCCAAAATCTTCCAATGATATCTTATGCGACATTTAGTCTGATATTAATACTCCATCCACCACTTTGATTCTCAAATACAGACTCGATTGATTGTTTGTACATTTCAATCTTCTCAGGACTTATCTCATAAGCGTGTAGAACCTCATTATCTTTGTATATACGAACGATTGCGAAGTTCTTGTATCTTTCCTCGTTCTCAATTTGTTTCTTCATTAGAAACGAGTTTTTTTTAGTATTCCATCTAATACCATGTCTGATTCTGTTGATGTGTACCCGAGATACCCCAAAGATATCTGCAATTGATTGGTCACTCAAACCTTGTTTGAATGCCTCGTGAATACGTAGAACGTGTTCTTCTGTAAGTTTGCTTGCTCCTACCATAATTGTTTTTTTTTATAAATATAACAAAAAAGTTTTATGTATAAATATTATTTTGAAGAAAGGAAACTTTTTTCAATCTTTTCCATCTTTTTTTTGTAGATGTTAGCATATCGTTTGTTGCGACCAACGGTGTTGAAGTACATAAAGAAGGCATCTTTGTATTCAGAGTTGTTCATCAGAAGAGAGTGATTCTTTGTCATTGTGTTTATTTTTTTATTGTTCATCAAAGATACAACAAAGAAATGACATGGCAAAAAAAATGGGGGATAAAATTCCCCCACCAAAAAATCCTTTACTGCAGTTTATGATTTTTTGTTTTGGATTTTGGATAGGGGATATGGGACTTGGAAAATGTTTTGCTGGTTTGCAAACTTGATAAGAGCAATTCTGGTTTTTTCGTCCTTTGCGGATTCGATACGAGTAATTAAGTTGTTTTCCATAATGTTATAAATATCAAATTAAGTTGTGTCTAATCAAGAATTGTTCATGAATTGTAAATTCATCATCGTACTTGTAACCCAAGTTCTCAAGAATTTTTCTACTTTGAACTTTATTGAAATTTGTTCCTGGCTTTCCAATTCTAAATTCATTGATTTCTTGTTTGCATTTATCACAAATCCAGTAATAACCAGTTTTAACTCGTGGAGACGTTGAAAATTCTATTTCAGGGAGAAACATTTGGTCACGAGCACACCATACTTCAATACCAGCATCGGTTTCAATAACCTTCTGTTTTGGGGGTTTGATTTTCATATATGTAATTATCTAATCAAAGAAACAATTATAAATTGTGTTTCTTATTGAATTGCTTGAACACTGGTTCACTTTCAGGACCAAAGTGATATCCCAACCTCTCCAAGAACATTTGAGTCTCTATAAAGTCTTTTTCTGTTAATGGATTTAATTTAAGATAATCCATTTCTCCATTGTCATCTTTATCTTTTTTCTGATAATGCATTTTGCATTTGGTATCAATTCTAAATGGACCAGTCTTGGATTGATAAAATTCTGTTTCAAGTTTGTATTGTCCACAGATTCTACAGAAATAAACAAGTCCTTCAGATGTCCACATTCTTCTTTTTAGGTATACTCCAAATTCTCCCATGTTAAAAATTTATACTTTTTATTTTCTTTATAAATATTGACCACAAAAATATTTTGTAATATATTTATGATTATGAAAAATATACAAATCACCGAAGACCTACACAAGACGATTAAATTGTATTGTGTTGAGAATGATATCCTTATTAGAGATTTCATTCAGATAGCTGTTATTCAATTTATCAAACTTGATAAGAAATGAATAAAATCTTATATCCATCCCATTTTGACTTGTTCAAACAACTTGAACCAAATCAAGTATTTGATTTAATTATGAAGATTGGATTTGAGGAGTATCAATTGACTGACCCCATTTGCATTGGAATATGGATGTCAATGAAAACAGATTTCAATATACAAGAGGAAAATTATTTGAAAAAGGTTATAACCAATAGGGAGAATGGGAAGAAAGGGGGAAGACCGACAAAAACCCAAGATAACCCAAACAACCCAAATAACCCAATCGGTTTTTCATTAACCCACTCGGGGCCAGAAAACCTTAAAGATAAAGATAAAGATAAAGATAAAGATAAAGATAAAGATAAAGATAAAGATAAAGAGAAATATAAAAGCATTTATAGCAATAATAGAAGTTCTATAGATTATTTGTGTGATTTGTGGGATTTAACTGTTGAAGAAGCTGTAGATAAATTTTTATCTCTTGAAAATTAATTCAAGATATTTATCTTTATACAAGTTTGTTATATAAGAAAAGGGTATTAAGTTACTCATCTTCCCCTCCCCCCAAAAATTTTCTGATTCTGCCATAAATCGTGTTCAAAGCGGGGGAGGGTTTTTCCTTTTCAATAGAAAAGTTTTCCATATATTTATTATTATGGCTGAGATTACTGACCTAACTAAAGATTATTTCAAGAAAACAGAGTTGGAGAAATTACAAATCCAATCTCAAGTACTTGATGAGTTTTTGGAAATCATTGATGAAAACAAACTTCAATATGAGTTGGTAGATAAGCAAGTTGATGATTTGATTAAAAAGGCAATTTCCAAAGAAGATTACGAAGTTGCAGAATTGTTTTCTAAAATCAAATCTCAGATAAAAAGATATATGGAGTCAGACGAAAAATAAAAGAAAACAAATAAAGTGTGATGTGTAGTATTTCAGTCAATGAGTTCGGTGAGGTTTTCCGTGATGGGAAATATATAAAACAATCAAATCATTCCGCAGGTTATAAAGTTTTTTGGAATGGACAAAAACTTCTTTATACTCATAGAATAGTTGCGGAAAAATTTATTGAAAATCCAAATAAGTTTAAGTGTGTAAATCATATAAACGGAATAAAATCAGACAACCGAGTAGAAAATCTTGAATGGTGTAATCACCGAGATAATACGGAACACGCACGGATGAATGGTCTTTCGGAAGATAAACAGAAAAACATTCCCAACTTAACTAAAGACCAAGTTTTACAAATTATAAATCAAAGGTCTAATGGAATGACTTACAAAAAAATAGCTGAACAAATGAATAGAGACTACAGAACAATTTGGGATATTTGTAATGGGAAAAGATATAAAGATGTTTTACAAGAAATGGAGGTGAATCTTGTGCAATTGTAAATCAGGTAAAGCAAAAAGAATCAATAATCTCAAGAATCAAGAGGTACTCCAAGTAGCCAGTGAAATCAATTCAAGGATTATTTCACAAAAGCAAATAAATGAACTTGATGAATTTGATTGGGTTGAACTCTATGGAGTTTGGAATCTATTGTACCCACAAGCATCTCAACAAGCATCACAAGAACAAGTGGTTGATGATATTAAAAAGTCTCTTCAGTTCTTGAAAGTAAATTACAAAAAATAATGTCAGAGGAAAAACGAGGCAGGGGACGTCCCAAAGCAGAAACCACTATGACCCCCATGTGGAAGGAGATAATCTTGGAGGCGGGAAGAAATGGTCATCATATCAGTCATTTCTTAATTGAGCTTGGAATTAGTTACGACACTCATTATGAAATGATAAAAAGGAATAAAGATTACTCCGAAACTATCAAGGAATATAATAAATTATGTGAACAATGGTGGTTCGCAAAAGCAAGAGAAAGTGTAGAAAAAGGTGAATCAAATAGATTCAATCAGAGGTTATGGACCATTATCATGAAGAATAAATTCAGAGACAACTGGCATGACGACAAACAAATTGACATAACCACTCAAGGAGACAAAATCAACCAAGACAATAAAATTCAAATTGAAATAATTAAAAGCAAATTAGATGGCGAACTCGATAACTAGAATTTCTGAAGCAGGAAAAAAATACGTCTACAAATACAATATTCTCTACATGAGGGAAGAGGTTCATTCTCAATTGAAATTTCAAGCAAAAAAAGAAAAATTGACAATGAATGATTACGTTCACAAATTACTAAATCAAAAAGCATGTCAATGTCCAAATCAATAATCACTGGTGATTGTTTTGAATTAATTAAGGACCTTCCTGATAATTCTGTTGATTTGGTAATTACCAGTCCCCCCTATGCAGATATTGTCAATTATGGAAAAAATATTTCAATCAAGAAACCAAAAGATTATTGTGATTGGTTATTACCCATTTTTAACGATATACAGAGGGTTCTTAAACCAAGTGGTAGTTTCATATTAAACATCAACGATAATTGTTCTAATGGTCTGAGAAACCCTTTTATCTATGAATTAATCTATCGCAGTCAGAAGGAAACAAAACTTAAATTCTATGACACCTACATTTGGCACAAGATGAATGGTATTCCAAATGGGGGTACAAAGAGGTTTAGAAACAATACGGAGTTCATATTCCATTTTGTTAAGAATCAAAAGGAGTTGAAGTTCTATATGGATAGGGTTTTGGAGGAACCTGCAGACTCATATAATAAAAGATTTGAAAATGATGAACCATTAGGTCACGGACAAATCATAGATGGGACAAGAATTAAAACAATCAAATATTTAACTGGTCCAACCAACAAAACAAAAGATGGTTATGAACTACCAAAAACCAAAAGAACATTACCAAACAAAGTAAGACCTGACAATGTATTCAGGTTTCCAACAGCAGGACAAGCAAGGGATAACCATATTAAACACCCCGCCCCATATCACAAAGAATTACCAACCTATTTCATCAATTTACTAACAGATGAAGGTGATACTATCTTGGACATTTTCAGTGGAATAGGAACGACTGGATTGGGTTGTGAGAATAGAAATTACATAGGGTTTGAACTCAATGAAAAATACGCAGAGTTTTCCAAAAAAAGATTAAATGGTGAAGAATTAGAAGAATGGTTGGTATGTCAGTATGATTTGGATGATAACTTAATTGCTTGTTATAAAAACAGAGATGAAGCCAGTAAAGCAACTGGTATTGAAAGTGGTGATATAATGCGAACATATAACAGAACAAAATTTGTAACTCGTGGGGGTTATAAATGGAAACTAGAAAGTCATGGCA